AAGGAGTAAAGGTTTATAAATTATATTTAAAATAAAATGGCTACTGAAATTGGAAAAGCAACTAAGTTAAGATTATCATTAGAAACTCTAATAACTGTAGGTGCTACTGTGGTGATAGTTACAACTATGTATTTAACATTAAAATCTGAAATTGCTGTTGCAAAAGAATTGCCTAAATCAGAAGTAACTAGAATAGAGTACGAATTAAAAGATGAGTTAATAAGAAACACAATTCTTAAAACCCAAGATGATATAAACAAAATTACAAAAACACTTGAAAGAATAGAAGATAAGGTTTATGACAGATAACGCAAAGATATTTGTATTATATATTACACTTTTATTAATCGTAATGATTTGCGGTATTCATCTCTCAAATTAAATCAATGAGCATATTAGGAAAAATATTTAGTAGTGGTGCTACAGAACTTGTTAAGGGAGTCGGTGGCGTTATAGATGAATTACACACATCTAAAGAAGAAAAGTTAGAGGCAGAAAGAAAGTTAAAAGACATGATAATGGGTTATGAAGCAGAAATGCAGAAACAAGTAACTGAGAGGTGGAAGGTAGATATGAACTCAGATTCTTGGTTAAGTAAAAACATAAGACCATTGGTGTTAATATTCTTAGTAGTATCTACTGTCTTAATCATATTTATTGATGCTGGTGTTATTGCTTTTCAGGTAAAAGACACTTGGGTTGATTTGTTACAATTAGTATTAATAACAGTGATTGGTGCTTACTTTGGTGGTAGATCACTAGAAAAAGTAAAAAAATAAATTATGCCTTGTTACGAATGTGAAAATGGTAAATGGAAGTTTGGTGAAACTGGCAGGTGTCAGTATGAAACTAAATCAGATTGTGAAACTGCTAATAAAGATTATTATGCAGAAGAAACACATGACCATCACTTTCATTTCACCCAAGAAATGATGGAGAAATTGCACTCTGATGGCGAACTGGAGGTGGTTGTTCAGGAAGATGAGCAAGAAATGGTTATACTTTTCACATATAATCCAGAAGAAGATATAAAAGAAGATTTTGAAAACCTATTTAATGAATTTATAAATAAATTAAAAAAATGACACTAAATCATTTTAAAAAAAGTGAGTTTACTTGCAAGTGTGGATGTAAACAAAACTCAATAAATGTAGAGATGCTAGAAATGCTAGACAAAGCAAGAGCAATGGCTAAGATACCATTTGTAGTAACAAGTGGGTATAGATGTCCTAAGCACCCAGAGTCAATTAAAAACCCTACATCATCACATATAAAAGGATTAGCAGTAGATATAAAATGTACTGACAGTAAAAGCAGAGCAATCATACTAGATTCTTTGGCTTATGTTGGTTTCGAGAGATTTGGATTGCACGATTCATTTATTCATACTGACATAGACAAGGGCAAAGCCAGTCCTGTAATTTGGCTATATTAATAAGATTATTAACTTTAAACATATATAAAAATGGAAAACGTATTTAATTTAGTAAATGGATTTTTTGGAAAAATGACATCATTAATCGTGGGATTACTTTCTTTCGGTGTGATGGCAGAAATATTATTTGGTAGTCCTGTAATGGGAATGTCGGTAATAGGGAATATTATGGGTGTAATAAGTGAATTGGGAGATAATGGTGTTGTTGGTTTGATAGCACTTGTAATATTGTACAATTTGTTGGAAAAAAAATAAATTAATCACAGATAGTTAAGAAAAATAATTATCTTTGTTCAAGTTTAGAGTAGGGTAAAACCTACTTGTTTTCAAATTGTTTAGTTTAAGTATCAAGAGTGGGGTGTTAATAACATCCCATTTTTGTGTAATATTTGGTATGTTTTTTGTATACATTTGCTTAGTAACCAATACTATAAACTATGAAAACAACAAGAGTTAGAGGTAAAAGATTAAGGCTATCTCCAGAAGAAGTAGATGTTATAAATGAGTTTAGAGGAGATGATCTTGACAATATAAATGGAAATACTGCTTTAGACATACACCTAAAAGAAAGGGGTATAGACAAGAAAGATGTTGTTAGTGTTAAGCACTGGCAAAGCATGAATGGCGAGTTAAGATTTTCTATTGTAACAAAAGAGGTATATGGAATTGCAGAAGAGCAAATACTTGACAAAATAAAAGATTTAATAGAAAGTCATTCTCCTAAATACCCAACAATTAAAAGAGATAAGTTTGCAAATCATCTTTTAGTTATAAATCCTGCAGATATACATATAGGTAAATACTCAAATGATTTAGAAACTGGCGAGGGGTATGATGTTGAAACTGCCTGTATGAGGGTTTTAGAGGGCTTAGAAGGGCTTATAGCAAAAGCACAGGGCTTTGAGGTGGAAAGGGTTTTATTTTGCGTAGGAAACGATATTTTACATGTAGACAATGTTTACAATACAACAACAAAAGGTACTAATCAAGATGTTGATGGTAAATGGTGGGAACATTTTGAGGTTGCCTTACAGTTATATGTTCGGTGTGTAGAGATTCTAAGAAAGATAGCACCTGTAGATGTCTTACACTCAATGAGTAACCACGATTATCAAAGTGGGTTTCATCTGGCACACGCTTTAAAATCTTGGTTCAGATTAGATAGAGATGTTACGTTTGATATTAGCGTATCTTATAGAAAGTATTATCAATATGGTAGCAATCTAATTGGCTTAGAGCATGGTGATGGTGCTAAGATGGATAATTTACCTTTACTAATGGCACAAGAAGAGCCTAAAATGTGGAGTGATACTAAATATAGGTATTGGTATTTACATCATTTACACCATAAAGTAAAACACAAATGGAGAGATGCTAAAGATTTTATAGGTGTTACTGTAGAATATATGAGGTCACCAAGCAGTACAGATAGTTGGCACTCAAGAAAAGGATATACAGGAGTTCCTAAAGCAGTAGAAGGCTTTTTACACGAAAAAACAAGTGGTCAAGTAGCCAGATTAGTACATTATTTCTAAAAATCACCCCTAGTACATAAACATTTTTTGAAAAATTGTTGAAAATTCTTTGGTATTTTGTTTCAATTTTATACTTTTACACAAAGTTTTACAAATAATGAGAAGAAATTTATTATCAAGAATTAAAATTAGTCACTTAGAAAGTTTACATAGAAGTGAAGTGACAAAACCCAACTTAGTAAAAAACATACTGAACGTACTAAGCAATCAGAAATATATCGGAGAACTGACTATATCTGAAACTATAGATATAATTAACTTGTGTGATTTACCTACAAATAATTATAACTATATATGGGAAATGTTCAGTGAAAACTAATTATTAACTAAAAAAAATGTTATGGACTATTACACAGACAACTTAGAATTAGAAAAGGCAGAGCAAGATAATCAAAGATTAAAAAAATATAATCTTTCTTTAAAACTTGAGGTTATTGATTTAAAGCAAAAAATTAAAGACTTTGAAGAAAAGATTAAAAATCTTGCGGCACAGTTGACAGATTCTGAAGTAGAAGTATATTAAATAAATTATTAACTTAAACTAAAAACAATGAACACAGAAAAAATGAAACAAGAATTTGTAAAAACACAAATAGAAGCATTTAACAATTCTATAAAAAACACACAAGATGTTTTTAATAAATGTTTTAAAGCAGAAAAAAAACAAAATGAGAAATACATTTTAAAGGATAGTTTAAATACTCACATCTCAATGCACAACACAGAAGATGAAGTACACGAAAAACTACACGAGTTTAGTAAAAAATTTAATGATAGTTTTTCTATAATTGGAGGACATCCAGATAGCCCATCTTATGAAGATAACGCAGTTTTTGAAATTCCTCAAGAATTAAAGAAACGATATAAAAATAAAGAATACATTACTTTTTATTTTTTTAAATTTGATTTAAAAACAAATGAAAGGATTCCTTTATATGATTATGATGAAGATTATTATAAAAGAAATTAATTATTAACTTAAACTAAAAACAATGGGAAAAATGAAACAAATGTTTGAACAACAAGAGAGTATTAATCAATTAAATAATAATAAAATGACAAAAAAAACTATGCAAGAAAAATTAAGAAAACAACCTGAGCCGATTGTTGAAACAAGAAAAGAAGCACTAAGAAGGCTTTACAAAGAAAATGGTTTAACAGAAGAAGATATATACAAAGATAAGAGAGGCTTTGTAATTATTACAAGAACTGGTATAGATAAGATTGTATCAAGAAATAAAATTACAGTTGCTTATGAGGTTATTAACATGGATGTAGAAAAATCTATATGCGTACTAAGAGCAGCAGCAAGTATGAAAGTTGGTAATGAAGCAAAAAATGCTATGAGTTTTGGTGAAGCATCACCAGATAATCTAATGGGAGGTGGTAAAAAGTTTCCTGTTGCTATGGCAGAAAAAAGAGCAATGAGCAGAGTAGTTCTTAAGATTGCTGGATTCTATGAGCAAGGAGTATTTGGTCAAGATGAAATTGTTGATTAGTGAATGATGATTTTTTTGATGAATTAGTAAATGGAGAGCCTACTCTTCTAACTGATAAGCAGTTTTTTATCATTGAGAGTATGATTGACAGAACATCACTAAGCATTAGTTTTAAAGAAAAAGTTCTTAATAATATAAATGATTTGACAGAACTTGAAGCAGAAGAAATAATAACTAAAATATTTGAAAATGAAATCAAAACAGACCCAAGAGATCAGTGGCTCAAAATGCTCAAAGATGGAGTGTTTGACAGTTAATATTTATGAGCATATGTCTATTAATTACACCTACATTGTGTGGAATAAAGATGTACTATTAGGTGAAATTGTTGAAGATGACATAATGAAACTGTTAAACAAAGAGCAAATAATAGATTTTTATCACAGAGATAAACATAAGTTTAAAGTTCTTGTAAGTGATTTAAATACACTATTAGACAAGCCAGTTTCAAATGACTGACAAATATTCTATGGTTAAGATTAACGAATCTAGGAATGAGTTTGAAGCATTGCTTAGAATCTATGGAATATCAAATCTTAAATTGTGTAAGATTATGGGCGTAAATCCTGCGACAAGTAGAAAATATATAGAAGAGCCTACTTTAATTAGATTTATTCATGCTCATAGGCTTTCACAATCTATAGGTTTGAGAGTTCAAGATATAGTTGATACAATAGTGTACGACTTAAATTAAAAATTAAATTATGACAATACAAAGAAAATTAACTTTTAGTAACTATTATAACGAGGTTATATTAGATGAAATTGCTATCGTTTATAATGTAGATAGAGATTCTATATTTACTGGAAGTAGAAGGAAAAACATTATACTTGCTAAAAGGATGTTTATTTACATACTTAGAAATATGTTTGGTTTAACACTATCTGAGATAGCACATATAACCAATTTACATCACGCATCAGTAATACATCATAGCAGAAAGTTTGAGTTTTTTAAAACTAAAGTAAACTACGAGGAAAATGAAGACTTTAAAAGAGTAGAGGCTAAGATATTATCTGTTGAGGCAGATGAAATGATAAGAGTCTTAGAAGGTAAAAAGATTGAAATAGAAACGGAATTAACTAAATTGTATAACATTAAAAATCAAAAACATGTCAGAAAAGAAAGAGAAAGTCTACTTACCGAGTAGCATAAAAAACATTAAAACTAAATTTGGAACTATGATGGTTGCAAACTTTAAGGTCGATCCATTACAAGCAAACTCCAAGAATGGATGGGTTTCTATGGTGATTGCAGAAAGAAGAGAACCTTCTGAAAAAGGTGCTACTCATTATTCTTATGTCAATGACTATGAGCCACCAACAGATAATCAAACCTCTCCTAAAAAAGCAAAATCAACTGTTGGAGATGATGATCTGCCTTTTTAATGATCCAGTGGAAAAAAACTACTTATCCTAGCACTTTCATCAAATTATCTGATGAACTTGCTAAGGTAAGGAGTATGTTATCTGCTAATGTATATAACAAAAATACAGAGAAGTACAGAGGGAATCAAGAACACACAATACAACAGTTAGGAATATTTGCAGAACTTGTAGCAAGACACATATTAGACAACAATAATGGTGTTAAATATGAGGCTGCACCGCTAATAGATGAAAAGCCTGTTGTTGAAGCAGACATAATTTTGCAAGGAATAGGAGAGTTAAACTATATAGATGTTAAAGGCGTTAAGACAGGAGGGAATACTCTTAGAGTTAATTATAAGGCTCATAACAATCCAAATAAAAAAATTACACACTACCTATTCATACAGCCTTTAAACGCTTTATATGCAAGATTTTCTTGGTTTAAACACGAAGATGTTACAAAGTGGGCAGTAGTTATGTCTACATATACAGAATGTTACGAACTTAAAATAAACTAAACAATGAAACAACCAAACTACTATGCTATTATATCTGCAGAAGTAAGATATGATAAAAATCTAACTGCTAATGCTAAGTTATTATATGCAGAAATCACAGCACTACTTAATATGAACAGAGAGTGCTTTGCAACAAACAAATATTTTTCTAATCTTTATGGTAAGAGTATTGTTACTATTTCTAAATGGATAGGAGAATTAATTGCAAATGGCTATATATCATCTGTTTACACCTACAAAGAGGGTACTAAAGAAATTGATAGGAGGTATTTAAGTATTCTTAAAGGGGGTATTAAAGAAAACGCTAAGGAGGGTATTAAAGAAAAGTTTAAGGATAATAATACTAAGGTTAATAATAATATTACATATAGTAATAATAAAGGGCGTTTTAAAAAACCAAACATAAATGAAATTGATGATTATTGTAAACAAAGAAATAATAATATAGATGCAGAAACTTTTTTTGATTTTTACGAAAGTAAAGATTGGAAAGTTGGAAAAACTAAAATGAAAGACTGGAAAGCCTGTGTAAGGACTTGGGAGAAAAGACAAACAAAAAATGAGAAAGGCATGAGTAAGGTACATATGCACTTAAGTTCACACATACAAGCAAAAGAATTACTTAAAAAACAAAGACAATGATAAAAAACAAAACAAAAGAAGAACTAGAAGATTTGTGTTTAGACTTACTAAGCAAAACATACATTGAATTAGGTCAGCACAACGTAGATGCAGAAACAAAAGTTATAATGGCACAAAGTTTAGCAGAAGATTTAATAAGAACTTACAAAAACTTTTACTTTTCTGATGCACAAAATGCTTTTAGGCTGGGCGTAAGAAGTCCAGAAAACAAAGACTTTATACACTTAAATGTACCGACTTATATGCGTTGGCTTAGGAGGCATAAAGATTTAATATGGGATGCGAGATCAAAAGTTGATGCAGGTGCAGACCCTAAAACTGTACCACATTACAGAGAAGAACCAAAATTATTGCAATAAAGTTATAAAATTCAATTTATTTTTATAAATTTGGCACTATAAAACTATAAGCAGAGTTGTAATCAATATTAATTATTAACTGGGCGGTTATACTTTGTAGAGATTGCTAATCACAAGATTGATAAACAACAAAAATTAAATTAATTATTAACTAGGGTTTTTAACTAATTACAATAAATTAGGCTTGTGATTCTCTGTTTATTAGTTTTTTTAAAAAATATGAAACTACTATTAATAATAACATTCCTTGTAATACCAATCTCTTTTTCTGCTGGTTGGATAAAAGGTTATAATCAGGCATATAAAAAATATAATAAGTAGAAAAATTAATTAAATAATTATTTTAAATTTGTTACAGTATATGAAAATAAGCGATTTGTGGGAGATAGAATTTTTCCTTGCCTTTATGATTTTGATTACAATTTGTTTTATAATTTTAATAATAGCAGATTATTTTGAATATAAAATAATGAAAGAGCAATCGGATGAACTAAGGAAAAACATAAATAACTATGTAAATACCAGAGTTGGTGCTTTAGAGAACGACAGAATAAATGAAAGACAAAAGAAAAAGTAAGTATTATTACGATTGTGACAGGAACAGGAGTGTTGAATCTAAAATAAATCCAAAGATGTTTATACCTAAAGAAGAACTAGAACACCAGATGAAAGAAGAAATAAACAATATAGATTATTCAAAAGATAAAATACCAAACTATTATAAAGGACAAACATATGGCTATGAGGCTAGAAAAGTATGCGAGGACTTTGAACTGTCTTACAATATAGGAACTGCAGTAACATATCTTCTTAGGGCAGAAAAGAAGCATGAAACTGCTACTCAATGTATTAGAAAAGCAATCAACCACTTAGAATTTGAACTAGACAAGATAGCAAATAAATCTATAAAAAAATATAAGTGATGCAAAAGCCTATCTTTAGGGTGTTTGTAACCTATAGTATTAACAAAAGCAAAGGTGTTACAAGAAGCCCAAAGACAGGAACTATAGACACGTTTGTCTTAACAGACAATATAGATGAAATAAAAAAAGATGAGGTTCTGCAAGACAGAATATTTTATCTACACAAAATAAAAGATAAGGAAAAGTTTAAGATAGAAATAAAAAATATTGAAGTGGAAGGTCAATATGGAGAAACAACCGACAGATTTTAAAACAAGTATTATGCCAAAGATTAGAAAAATAAAACTAGAAGACAGAAAAGATATGAGGGGTGGTGGCTACTCCAGAAGAAAGTTTACTCCAGAACAAGTAAACGAGATCAGAAGAGAGTACGCTACTGCCACAGAGAAAGTAACCATATCTTCTCTTGCCAGAAAGTATAACGTATCACAACCTCTTATGTACCAAATGATAAAAGGTACAACCTATACAGACAGTAAGGGGGATAGGGGGATAGGGGGGTACTAGGGGGGTAGGGTATCTATGAAAAAAGAAGCCACAGTACAATCATCATTTTGCACTTATATGCAATTCGCTTATCCAGACTTACGTTACTGTGCAAGTCTTGGTGGTATTAGAACATCAATGAAACAAGCCATACTAGC